TGGTCCAAGGCCGCACTAGAAATAGGAGAGCAGGGTACAGCATACTCGAAACAGCGTAGGCTGAGTGGTCCGGAACAAATGGAACAGGCGCTTGCCTATCTTAAGGAGCACGTTGTATACGACGTGTTCAAGAAAGCACACATTGATTTATCCACGAATAAGGAGACAAGCGCTATAGACCTATGTTATAAGTATAATAAGCTTGGAGACAATAACTCCTATATTCCGGTGTCGATGTTTGATCGTTTTCTAGAGAGCGTTGAGATACCCAGAATTAATCCAGTTAAGATATGGGCAGAAGCCTTACCTAAGTGGGATAAGAAAGATCATATCAAAACACTTTGCTCATACGTTCCCGCAGAGGACCCAGAGTTGCTTGAACTATTTCTTAAAGCTTGGCTCATACGAGCATATGTACAGGCGGTAAATCCAGAAGATAAACCAGCCGTATCCGTTGTGAATCGTTTCTTCTTAATGTTATATGGTACCCAAGAAGGTAGTGGTAAAACTGGTTTCCTTGAATGGCTTTCTCCAAAACCAGAATGGGTAAGTATATCGGGCGTGGATCTGAATTCAAAGGATAGTAAGTCAGACATGGGCCAGTATATGATTATAGTCGATGATGAGATGAGAGGGCTACAGCATAAGGAGCTGGAACACTATAAGTCCTTGATTAGCATACCTAAAATCGACATAAGATTACCGTATGCAAGACGTCCCGTTACTATAGATAGAACAGCTAGCTTATGTGGTAGTACTAATAGACAGGACCTATTCTCTGTAGGGGAGCAGAATACTCGTTTCCTTTGTGTAACACTTAAGCCAGGAATGTTCGATTGGAAAGTGTATATTAAAAAGATAGACAAAGAAATGCTCTGGTCACAAGTTAAATATCTATGTACTACTAATTGGCTTGAAGATAACGATACTAATATACGAGAGGCACGAAACGAAATAAATGTTAGCTTTGAAAAGGAATCCATGGAGCATCATGCAGTCCGGTCTCATTTTAAAACGTCTAAAGAGGAAGGTGGTAAACAAGCTGTACTTACGTCAAGCGATGCTATAATTCTATTACGATCTTTAGAACAGTATAGAACTATTAAACTATATGACGTAGGTATAGGAGTTGCCCTTAAAAAGGTATTTGGAGAAAAAGTAAATGGGTACAAAGTAAGGGAGATTGTATACTCAAACTCAGATGGAAAACTAACTGCCAGCCCACCCCCATACGATACTACAAAGCATAGAACAAAGGGGTATAAAGTAGTTTTCGATCCACTCGGAGTAAGTGAAAACGCTGAGACTGGGACAGTAGAAAGTACCAGTTTAGTCCTAAAAGTTACTAAGGTCAAAAAAGCTAAAAAACGAAAATCATGAAAAATATAGCTTTTGCCGTCTCAAACGTCTCACAGAAACTTCGTTTCCAGCCTGTTTTATTCGCAGATATACCTGAGACACTGAGACACTATATATATATAATACTAATACTAGGTAATACTATAAGTGGTGTATATAAGTGTTTGACTTTTTACCTCTTTACTGTCTCACCCCGATTTTCGACGTTGCGACGACATCGGCGCTGGTGGGGTTTGGGGAGGGGAAAGCAAAAAAGATACAAAAAAATGCAGGTAGGAAATGATTAAATAAAATTTTAACTTTACATGAAGAAACAAGAGGTCAGAGGTGAACCTCTTCCATATAGGAAGATACACCGTCAACGCAAAAAGATTACAGAGATACGTGGAATCTACAAAGTATGGTTACGAGCAAAGAGATACATATTGCGTTTGGAAGCATCTAACCAGATACGTATGTATGTAACAAGTGATGGCTTACTTGGAGCAAAGGTTGAAGCAAAGGAATTTAGAGAGGGCTTTGACGATCATGAGTTGAAGCGGAAGTATTGGCAAAATAAGTTAGGGGTAAAATTAATTGTAGAACGCGTATGAAATGTTCTACTAAGAATTGTAAGAACCCCAGTAAGGGTAGAAAGTTATGCGCATCATGTAGGTCAAGGAAAGCAAGAAAAAAGAATCCCATAAGGTATGCCTATAATTGTCTTAAGAGTAATGCTAAACGGAGAGGCAGAATATTTGAGCTTACTTTCAAATTCTTTAAAGAGTTCTGTAAGAAAACTAATTATATTAAGCTAAAGGGAATGGGACCGGATGATATGACTATAGATAGGAAGGTCAGTCCATTAGGATATATAGATGGTAATATAAGAATGATTTCAAGGAGTGCTAACGCTATGAAGGATAGTCAAATTAGAGATACGTTCTGGGAAGACTATTATGCGGAGGTGGGATTTACATATGTACCAGAACCTGAGGAGATTATTGATCCAAATAAAGTACCATTCTAATGGCTGTAAAAGTTAAGAGGAAGAAACGTAAGTTCAAAGGCAAGAGACCACCCAAGGCAACAGATGGTATAGGAGTTAACTATGGTAAGTTTACTATCAAGGGAGATGATAGGAAGTATTTGGCTAATATGCATATGGGACCTGGTAAGCCTAAAGCGTTTGAAACTCCAGAGGCTATGGCTCATGCAGCTGAGGATTATTTTAAGTGGTGTAATGATAATCCATGGATACAGAGAGAATGGAAGAATCGTGGAAAGGGTTATGGACTTGTTGAAGTGCCTTTAGGTAGGCCATTCACATGGTCAGGCCTGTGTTCACATGTTGGTGTTAGTTCAAGGTACTTTGCATCCTTCAGATCTCAGTTCAAGGCTGGACGTCATGAGGATGAAGAATTTGTAACGGTCATTGACAATATTGACGAGATTATCAAAACACAAAAATTCGAAGGTGCGAGTATTGGAACGTTTAACAGTAACTTAATTGCATACGACCTTGGTTTGAAGAAAGACGTACCTGCTATGTATGGTAATTCGGTATCGCTCACAATAAATGTAATAGAGACAGAACATAAAAATTTAGTAGAACAGGTCAAGGCTGAGCTTGAAGCTATAGACGTAGAACATGAAGTATTAACAACTAAACAACTTAGTAACGGTAAGGCTAACGGTAAACATTAGTAATGGTCTATGGGGATGCAGGGTGTGTCCGTCTGCCTGTCACGCAGAAGATTCAGATGGGTTCGATTCCCATATAGACCGCGAAACATTTTAAACAACTATCCAATGGCAAATCAAACAACGGAAAACATTAAGTACACGAAGGTAGTGTGCAAGAATGAGCTTACGAGACAGGGCAAGAAAATGATGTACCAAGAAAAAATTAAACGTAACACCAATGGCAAAGGATGAATGGTTCTTTATGGAATTTGATCCTACCGTTGATATTGTTGACGGTGGTACACGATCTGGCAAGACAGAAAATATGCGTAAGTCAGTTGAAAAGATGAGAGCACAAAGAGAGCAAAGGCTGGATGATAACATAACTGATTACTATAAGGTACTTGCGATCAAGATGGCACAGAATAAAAGTGATGCACGTATTGTACATAAGTTAACCGAATGGTGGGCTCATAGGGATCCAACAAACATTATATCTATATGAAAAACAATGGACCATATCAACCATCTATAGTTATGAATAGTACAGATGATGAACTCGCTGCGCTCAAGGCAGAGAACGAGCGACTGAAGAAATTCATTAAGGATAATAATGTAACGCTTAAGATTACTGATGGATTAGTAGAAGAGAATGAACAACTTCAACTTGAGAATGAGCGACTGAAGGAACTGTATACAACATACGTTCTTCAATGTGAAAAACTAGCGGCCGACAAAGCGGAACTACTTCAACTATTGAGAGATAAACCAAGGAAACCAATTACGCCACACTTATCTCCTAACGAAAATCCAGATTACTATTTGGATATAGAAAGATGGGAGCAAGAAAAGAATTCACTTCTCTCCAAACACGAAACAAAATGAAAACTATTATTGTATTACTGGCTCTTATCTTTATGTCATGTAGTGGTCTATCATGGCAAACAACAAGCAATGGTTATACGTATTTCAATAATCGTGTTAGTGGATGTGAAGCGCCATACCCTAAGACGCCGATGAAGAAAACAAATTATAATACACAAGCATATTATTGGCAAAGGAGGTAATTATGGTAAATGTTTTTTGTTCCGATACAACGTCTACTCCATATTGGAGATTAAGTGATACAACAGCAGGATCAAGTTGGTATTATAATAATGGTAGCTATGGAACATTGCCTATACCACGACAAAAAAAGAATCCATTTCTATTACGTCCTATAGTAGCGTTGCGTTTATTTTTTAATGATAGACCAAAGCAAAAGATAGAATCATTTAAGCGAACATCACAATTAACAATTAGTAGAGTATAAACTATGAAAAAGATAATATTAGTATATGAGTATTTTGATTGGGCGGATAATGGTGGAGGCGTTCATTATGAAGAGTTTAAGACAGAAGCTGAGTTAGATAAACGTGTAGAAGAAATTTATAAACTGGACAAACACGAATTGATAGCGTGTGGTATATTAGATGTGTTTACTTATAAGGTAATTGAAAGGGTAACTAAAATAGAACGGGAATGAATCGTAAACAATTTTTACGCAAGGCAGCAGTGTCTATAGCAGCCGTCGCACTCGCACCTGTTATAGTAGATGAATTAATGTATAGCCCAACAGTTGGGCATGCTTATAAGTTCAATACATTCTATAAATTAACTAAAGAAGCAATGGAAGATATAGATGATATGGCAATTATTATGCGAGACTTTATGGACGAGCATTTGTTAAGAGCAGCAAAGCAGAACATAAAATTAATGGAGAAGGATGTTAAGATACATATAGGAACAAGCGATGATGATTTTGCAGAAAATTTATTAACAATGGTATTTGAATCAAAAATTAATTTATAAACTATGAAACAGCTTAAACTAATTTTAATTTTATCCCTATTCACAATGTCGACGTATGCGCAAGTTGGGTATAAGATTGGAGAGGTAACACGATGGTGGACGCCTAAACATATTCAAGTAACGGATGGGCTAACGGTCAAATATAAATTATATAATGGATATGATACAGCGTATCGTTATAACATTGGACCGGACCCGGATACATTTGATGTGGTAGTTACATTTAAGAAACGATTACCACCAGCACCCAAGCCTGATTTAGTTTCTGTAATGGATGATTATACTATAGTACCGAACCAAACTTACTTGCCTGCTACTAGGTTAAGTGATAACGTTTATAGTTCAACAGCGTGGGCGCATATGAAAGGACAAACATGGAATGCAAATCATTATGCAAATACCGTATCTTTTGTAGAGGGCATACAGGTAGGAGCATACGTTGAATTAACTTGCGTTTGTTATAAGGTAGAATGGTGGGGTGAGCGTAGAAATAATCATGGTATAGTTTCTATTACAACGGATGGTGGAGCAATAGCAAACGTTGATACATACGGACCCAATACAGATAATCCTTCAACATTATTTTGGACAAGTGCAGCTGCACCAGTTAATGGTACGCATAAATTTCGGGTAACGTATACGGGCACAAAAAATCCTGCGTCTACTTCATTTAGTATTGTGCATGATAAATGGGTTATCTATACTAAGCAGCCATGAGTGAAATTAAAAAACACGGATACGATAAGGCTTGCTATAAAGAAATTCACGGATCGAGAATTTACTTATACAAAGGACGTGATCTAATTCATGGTAGGGGATGGTTCTGCCATTTGTACACAGATTACACAAAGCCATTGTTTGGATTTGGTAAGAATAAATTTGAAGCATTTAGAAATGTTTTTAAGGAGGGTATTGGAAACTAAGCAACAATGATGGAGTGGAAGAAGGAGAATGGAGCACCGGCATGGAATACGTGGCCAACAGCAACTAACTATGAAGGATGGAAACTAAGGAAGTTACATATGCTGGAGCACAACATTTATATTGTAATAAAATTTAAACGGCGTGAACGTTGGCTAATGTTAAGAGCAGAACTTGGACAAGAATATTTAGAACGTATTAAACAAATAAACTATGAAGCAACTACTAATTATTATGGGGATGGTTTTATCAATGGCAGCGCATGCACAAACGTCATACGTACCACCAGCGGAAACGGATACACCAAAGAAACCGCAGTATAAAAAAGTTGTGACCATCGACCTAGCGGAAGTACAAGTATTATTAAATGCATTGCAACGATGGAAAGAATTGGATGTGTATGACCCAAGGAAGTCAGATGCTGATAAGGTTATTACTATAAAGGAGCTGGATACTTTTAGTAAGCAGTTGATGGAGAAAATAAAAATAGACAGTGTACTTGTTACTCCCAAGAAACCATGAGATACACATTCAGTATTATATTATTTGTAATGCCTATCTTATTACTAATGTTTGGTTGCTCCTAACAAGGGGCAGCCTTTTTTTATGCCTATGAAAATAACTACCGATACAAAAGAAGTTATATGCGGGTCGTGTATATTCTTTAAACAATACGGATCAATGTGGACATGCTCTAATGAGGAGAGAATGAAAATATATGGACGTGAGTGGTGGCCAAGAGAAACGAATTGTAAATATTATAGATTAAATATTAAAACTTTAAACAATTAAAATTATGTCATTACTAATGGTAATTATTATTGTTGCAGTAGTCATTGCATTACTGTATGCGTTCAATAGATTTGTTAATATACCCGGTAAATTAATTATTATCTATGTAGTAGTTTTTATTTTATGTATATGGTTGCTTGATGTAGCTGGTGTTATTGATTACTTAAGAAGAATTATTTTGTGAAGCCAACGAAAGTATTCTATGAATTGTTGAGGGCAGTCAAGGACAGGGTTCCTCTAATAGGCTTTAAGGGTAGTGCCCGTTCTGGTAAGACAGTTGGTATTGTTATGGGTAATGACTTCATAGGTAATTTCTCCTCGAAGCATAAGAAGATTAGTGTAGTATCGCAATCCTTTCCTCACTTAAGAGATGGTTTTAAATATGAGTATTCGCAGTTCCAAGCACGAGAGCAAATCCACCGAGAGCATAACAAGAGCGAGCACGAGTTCATAGTAGGCAAGTCTGTAATCAACTACTTCTCATTAGATAAAGATGGAGCCAAGGCAATAGGACCTGGACGTGATATACTATATCTTAATGAACCAAATAGAGGAATAACATTTGAAGCGTACAATGATTTAAAAATTCGTACCAAGGATTTGGTTATTATGGATTGGAATCCTAGTGGAGAATGGTGGGCAGACGAGCAAAAAATATTCGAAGAACCAGGTGCAAGGATTATACATAGTAAGTGGTATGAGGATAACATAGAAAATATAAGTAAGGCGCAGTATAATTATTTTATGCGCGCCAAGAAGTTATCCAAGACGGTGCCTTGGTGGAAGTATTGGTGGGATGTTTATGGAGAAGGAATAGACGGTGTTCCTGTAGATGAAAGGATCATGCCGTTTTTGTTTCGGGCAAGTAAGGTACCAGACGATGCTATAGAAATTCCCAGCGCTCTAGACTTTGGATGGAACCCGTCACCAACTGCCTTCCTTAGAATGTGGATTAAACAAACAGGTGGACTACAAGACGAACTTTATGTGCAGGAAATTGTATACGATACTAAGCTAAACATAAATGCTATAGGTGGAAATAATTTAACAGACGTACTGGACCGTAAAGGAATAAATAAAAAACATTTAATTATTGCCGAGTCAGCTGATCAGCGTGCTGTTAGAGATTTAAGAATAGCAGGCTATAATATTGTTCGTGTTGATAAGACAGCGGTACAAGTTAGTATAAGACACTTCCATGACTATAAGATATTTATTGTTGATGGAGTAAGTGATTCTAGGAATAAGGATAACACATATAAAGAGTTTAATAATTACAGGTATAAGAAAAACAAGAAAGGAGTTATATTAGACATACCGGATGAAGGACAGGCAGACCATAGTATTGACGCATGTCGTTATGTACTATTATCCAAAGGCAAGCGGTGGGTACTAAGTAAATCAAAACAGATACAAGCACTTGAAACTATAACTGCACTATGACAACAACAAAATATGTAATAAGAGAAATTGATAATGGTTATTATACGGAAACAAGTGACGGATTAATTAGAACTATTGGAGGCAGGCATGCTCGACATGCGATTCATTATGATTCTTTTGCTGAAGCAAACGCAGTACTTAGAAGTCTTCAAATTGGTGGAACGTTTGTTATTGAACAAATAACTATAATAGAATGAATTTATTTTTTGATATAGAGACCACCGGATTGTTTGCTAAGCATCACAAGTGGGACAAGAATTATAACGAGTATCCATACATATTATCTATGGCCTGGAGGTTCCGGAACAAATCACATTACTACCATATCTACCAAGAAGGTAGGGAAGTGCCGGCTGATGCAACAAAAGCGAATGGAATTACAACGGCTATGGCAAATAATAAAGATAAGACTAGGAAGTTTGGGGATGTGTTCCCTTTGTTTATGTCCGATGCATTAACGTGTATGAATATAATAGGACACAACATATATTTTGATACGAGTATCTTTAAGGCAAATGTATGTAGGGAATATGGAGTTAACTCGAATCAAATAAAACGGGCGGTTGTTGCATTAGATAAAGACAAACGCATCGATACTATGAGGGCAACCATAAAATTATTTAATAAGTGGCCATCTCTTGTAGCACTGCATTATTATTTATTTGAAGAATCGTTCCAGGCACATGATGCTCTCGAAGATGCGATGGCTACAGAGAGGTGTTACTACGAACTTGTTAGACGCAAAATAATATGAT